AACCACTAGCAAACTTACCAATGAATTGGTCGTTAAATGCTGCTTCTCTATCCTCAGGATTAAATAAATCAAATCCTGCTGCTAAATACTTTACATTACGGTCAAGAAAATCATGGAACCAACCTGAATTTTCTGCTGCGTTCTTGCCTTGACCAAACAAAGACAGGGCAACTTGTCCCATTGAAATGTCGTCTTTGTTGTCGGCTACGCGCTTTTGATACTGTTCGTATGTTTCACCAACATTTTTGTATCGGTTGTACATAAAGGGCAGTTCAAGTCCCTTTGTAACAATTCCTTCACGGACTTTTCCGCCTGCTTCATAGGATGCTTCACCTACTGCAAATAGTCCTTTAACTGCACCACGAACTGGCGTGGTTCCAATTTTGACTACACCTTTAGCAACATTAACAGCATCAACATACCAAGGGTCATCATTAGAACCTGATGTAGCAATGTCGTGGACTAAGCCCGGTATGCCTGTAAAATTAACAACGCCTTTGGCAATGTCGCCAATACGGTTAAACCAAGACATTAAACCTGACTCCGTAAGTAGCGATAAAAGTTACGCATAGAGTTTGATGCATTTGGTGACTCAGCAATTCGTGCATAGATTGGCAATACAGCCATAAGTCTTGCAACATCCTCAGAATTTTGAGCAGCAACCATTGCAGGTGTAGATAAAATCTCAGGTCCTGCGCCTTCACCTGTTCGTAAACCAGTAGTCATAGGTTGGTCAGGGTATTGAGTTGGTGCATCAAAAGGCACTACTTCTTTTGCATAATCTGCTAAAGCAGAGCCTTGATTTAAAGGTAAAGATGCTGGGCTGGGTTGTCCACCACTCATGGGCGCTTGGGTTTGTAGGTCATAAAAGTCCTGCCCGTCACCATAAGCCATGCCTGCTGCGTATCGCGCAGGTTGTCCATCCGTTCTTTGAGAGAGCGCACCGGGTCCTGAAACTGGTGCAGGGTTGGTCGGTTTCCTGTATCCACCGCGCTGGTCTGCCATTTTATCCTGCTTTCATTTTCGCTTTAAGAGCGTATCTAAAGTGCATCTTTTAAAATTATGAGTAGTTTTGTTTAAACAGCATACTCAGGCTGCATCAATAAACTTCTTACTTATTTTTTGAACCGCGTGTTCCTTTTGGCTGCTTGCCAAGATAAACCATACCGCCCTTAGGATTGCCCTTTTTTGGAGTGCCATCTACGCGTGGCTTCTGTACATTAGCCTTGCCTGCTGAACCTTGGTTTGCTGGCTTCTTGCTGTATCCCTTCATTTATTCACCCCCTTTACGCTGGTACTCGCCGAATTAGGCTAGCCTGTAAATTAGGCTCTCCTTGTTGAGTTAGACTTGCTAAAAGTGATTGAACATCAGGGCGACCACCGGGGGCTATTTGACCCGCTGCTGTGCCTACCATACGACCAGTTGGACTTAAACCAGCAGGTAGTTGTCCAGCACCTGCGGGACCCTCAACTGGCATGCCATCAGGACTTACTGTTTCAGGAGTTATGCCCGCAGGTGTTGGAACCTCAGGTTGTTTAAACGCATCTGCCACAGCAACTTCAATAGAAGTTCCCTTTTGACGAGCGTTAATTACCGCTGATAAAGCAACTAAAATTTCACTAGGGTCTTGTCCTTGGGATGCAAGGGCTGGAATAGCCTGAGCATAAGAAGCAATCGCTTGCTTCATTGCATCACGAAGTTCCTCGGTATCAACCTTGGCTTCCTCTTGTGTTGCATTGAAAGAGAAGGGCATTTGTCGGCGCAAGAAATCGCGTGAAATCAATTTATCACCGCGAGCCTGTAAACCAAATACTAATGCCCTGTTAGGGTCCAAACCAGCCATGAGTCCGTATTGGACATCTACGGTGTAATCGCCATCAATGTCGCGATTTGGCTTGTATTTGATGGAGTAAGGGGTTCCGTGATGATTACCCTTTAACTCTTTTTCATCATTGCCAAATACTGCTTCGTCAACCCTTAGGCAAACGCTAATAAGGTCAACAAAAGTACGGGCAAACATAGAGTGTGCAGTTTTAATTTGTGTATCAAAGCCACCCATAAGAGCCTGAACACCACGACCAGTAACGATTGAAGCATCAAGGTTACCTGTACGGCTCTCAGGATAACGAGAACCTAGGCGTAGTTCTTGTTCAAGAACTCCCTGTTGAGCAAAAGCACCTGCTGGTATTTCAAGCGGAACTCTACGGATTGCTTGTGGGTTAGCAGAACGCATGATTGCATCAGGTCCAAGAGCCAACTCTTGTACATCAGTAGGCATAGCGATTGGTGCTTGTACTGCCTTAGTTGCTGCCTCTAATGAAAGCAAGGCATAGCGTGCCTTGGCAACTTGAATTGCTAGTACATCATCAAACTGACCGCGTGATTGGTCGTCAATAGATGGTCGTTGTACAACCCTAATCATTACTTCACCGATTGGGTTTACTGCACGGTCAAGAATTAGGTTATTGCGGTTAGGAATAAATAAAACATCTTGGTCTTTGTCGTGATAACGGACCACTTCCATCATGTCTGATGGGCTGTCTTTGCTGTAAATCAAATTAGCCAACTCAGGATACTGAGCCATAAGTTCAGTCGTTGGCTTCATAATGCGTTGATAGAACTTGACTACCCGACCAAAGCGGTCAATTACTGGGTAGGAACCAATGGAGTCAAGGAAACGGATGCGTGGCATTTTATGCTTAACATCAATTTCTACCTCTGCTGGTACGAACCCATAAGTTACATAACGGTCAGCAGCGGTAAACATCTGAGATTGTAAGTTGGAGAAGTCAACATAACCGTTAACAATCTCTCCACGCTTATCAGCCTTCTTACGGGCTGACTCAGATACCATGGTAGTTGAATTACAATTAAATGCTGGTAGTGGTGCAATAACTTCTGCCAAGTCACGGGCAGCAATGTCCACCATGTTTGCAACAATAGGGTTTTCAAATGGACCGTCAGGGAAAAGGTCAGGGAATACATCTCGCATTTTGCCTTGGCGTACCAATAGTACATTGTACATACGGGTATCACGGTCAGCGTATGCACGGCGATAACGGTCAAAACCGCTAGTTATTTCCTCAATGGAAATTGCCATGCTCACCTCTATTCTTAGTTTGTGTAAAGTAGTTCATCTAATGAAATGTTTATTTGATTGCCACGGTCATAGCGTGTATGGAACATGTTTTGACGGCTATGCGAACGAGCAAAATTATTTGCTGCTGCAAGGCGGTCACGGCATGCAAGTTCTGCAAACCAAAATGCCATAACGCAGTCTTTCTTTTGTGACTTAGGAGAGTCGGGATACCAAGTCACTAATTGTTCTATCAAAGCCTTTAATCCCTCGGAAGCATGAGTAGAAGGAAACTCAATAAGAGCATTGCCTTCTGTATGTCCGTGGAATAAGGTCGTCAAAGAAGCGACTCCGAAGTCGGTGTCCCATTTATTTTGTCCTGTGTGATGTTCCCGTAGAACCGCACCCCTTGACGAAAGGTATTCTCGTACTTCACGGTCCTGAGTTAACATTGTTTGAAAAGCGTTCTTTTCAATTCGCCACTCGGTGATGTTGTACTTATCAGTCCAGTCTTTAATCAATGTTCTAATCTCATCAGGTAACATGCCTGCCACATTGGACACATCTAGTATGTATCTCTTTTGGGTTGAGATGTCTAAGGCAATAGCAACGGCAGCAGAGTATCCAGCACCTGCTGGGTCAAAACCTGCTACGACTATTAAGCCATCCATACCTTCGGGTCTAACACCGGGCATACCCTTAGGTATTCTGCCAATGTTGCGACCACCGTTAATTACACCTTTAATAGCATCCGAAGGAAAAGCCGAGTCCTCATGTACATGCTGTTGTTGATACACCATAGCCCAAAGATTTGGGGACATACGCCCACGCTTTTTGGCTAGTGCCTCACCTGTCCATTTGTCGTACAGACCATTTTCGTCAGGTACGCCTTTACCCGATACAGGTGCTAAATTTGTTTTTGACCATAGGGTTACCCAGTCTTTTGACTCGTCTGCAAATTCTAATACCGCAGGCTGAGCAAAATAAGTCCAAGGGGAAGTTTCATCAGGATAACGCATAGGGTCCCTGAGTTCTGAATACAAGTCTTTAGGTCTAAGGCGTGTGCCTACAACAAGAAGTTTACCCCCGTCATTATCAATACGGGACATAACTTCGGACTGTATCCAGTCAATTTGTTTTTCATACTCATGGGCGTTGGTATGGTCAACACAGTCATCCATGATAATTAAATCTGCACGGGAACCGTAGATGTGACCACGGATACCGATAGCCTGAACGGTAGGGTCTTTTTCACCTGAGTCACGGGCATCAGCCGATAGGTAAATCAAATCTTGTTTCCAAGAGTCTGAGTTCTTTTCAAAACCACCAGCAGGTCCAAAGGCTAGATGAAGGTCTTGATACCTAGGATGGGTCAAACGGTTCTTAATAGAAAGAAGGAACTTCTGAGCCATTGCCTGAGTCTTAGAAACAATCATTATGCGGATGTTTGGATTTTGGCAAATACGATAAACCGCATAGTTGACG